AGGCAAACCACCAGTTTGATTCTCAATCATAGCGAGAACTTGTGGTGGAATAGAACTTGGCATCGGCATACCACCTGTAGGTGGCATACCCGACATGTCAGGTTCCATAGGCATCTCACCCATTGGTGGTGCACCCATAGGTGGACCCGCAGGTGGCTGTGCACCCTCCATACCCATTTCAGGTGGAGGTGGTGCAGCAAGGAAAGCTTCAGGTGTTTTAACACCAAAACCAAACTGCAATACATGGCGGGCCAAAGCACCCATATCAACAACGCCGGCACTAACAAACGGAGCCATAGCATCAACCATTTGCAAAGCCATTTGACGGCGGAAAGACTCATTCACAGGTTGGGTAGAACCAGCTTCAACCTCAAAGTCAAACTCACCCATAATGTAATCACGGTCAAAGTTAACCCAAATAGGCATAGCCGCAGAACCAACAACACGAGCAACATGCTCACCAGTAAGGTACTGCTGTGCAAGGCCAATAAGACGCTTGGCCGTACGTGCGATGGTGCGTTCAACTTCTGCAAGCTTGTCAGATGTGCGTGCGTTCTGTGCATCTTGCATCATTGCGGCTTCAGTAGCGGTACGGGAGATTTCCGATGCACCGCCACGCATAAACTCTGCAACACCACTGATGCGGTCAATGTCACCCATAATTTGCTGAGTTAAAGTGTACATTTCGGGTGGGTTAACAACCGCAGGCATAGCCTGAACTACAGAAGACAAAGGTTCGTCAGAGATAACGGGCACCATTACGTTGTCTTCATCGGATTCTAGTGCGTCACGACCAGGAGAGTCAAACGCTGATTCCTTGTACAGCCACTTGCGTGAGAACCGCTTGCGGTGGTTCATCATCTGTGTACGTGTAGCGTTTAATTCATATTGAAGCGGTTCAATGGCCTCCAATTCGCCCATAGGGTAAAAATGCTCGGGGATGTCGTAGTTACGCATCATCACAAAGGGGTGGCCGAATGCGTATGGCATCTTTGTTGGAGTAACTAGGAAAGATTCTCCACCGTCGCAAAAGATAGCCATTGTTTGCCGTTTAAGGTCGTAAAACTCCCAAACGTCAACATAGGCATCTCGTTCATCCCGTGACTGACGTGGACGTTCTTCATCTGCGGACCATTTGCTGTAGCGTGAAGCTACTGCATCTGTGCGGGCCTGACGGTTGTATCGTTCATCGTTGCGGACATCCAATAGTGGTCGACGAATGCGTTGGGCAATCCATTTCATGTTGTCAACCGAATCAGCGTCAGGGTCCACAAATACATCAAACGGTGACACACGCTCGACAAATGGGCGGTCTTCAAGGACGACCATTTCTGTTTCTAACGACACTCCTTGTGATGGGTCTGCCACTTCTCCGTGTTCAGAGTTGTGTACTTCTTTAACTTTTTCCTCTTCAACAAAGCGATACCCAACCTTGAGCCATGCATGGCCAATAATCAGATAGTCGTCAACTGCTCGACGTACTTCTTTTTGGCAGTCATAGAAACGCCACCAATAGTTGATAATTGCTTCTGTTACAACGGCTTTGTCGCCGTCTTCCGACTTACGTGCACCCACGGTAATCTTGGGATGGTTAACCGCCACACTGGGAGCAATAACGTTGATGGTCGAAAAAGCAGCGTTGACCAGGATTCTGTCTTCGTCTGTCAGGTCGTCAAAATGCTTGCCTCGGTAGAGGTCAATCATTCTTCGCCACAGTTTGTCGTATTTTTCCTCTTTACGCCATTTACGAGAGTGGTCAATTTTGCGTCGGTAAGACGCAAGGAAACTTTTGTTAGTCGGTCTAGCCATTAGACTTCCTCAGGAAAAGAAGCAAGATATGCTTGTGACCAGCGAACCAGCAGGTTTACTAGTGCTGCCACTCCGGATGCGGCTGCCATTTTCCATGTGGCTGTGTCAAACCAGGCTGCCGTTGCCGGAGCAGATAAAGCCCCAAAAACAAAGGTAGCCAAAGCACGTTTCGCAGCTTCAACATAATTCATGCTACACCCCTTCCGTGGTGGTGACCATCAAGATGGTCATCTAGTCTTTCATCTATTTTGTCAACTTTAACAACTAGATGTTCCAACAAGCTTCTAGATTCAGCATGTTGGCTTGTGTTTTCGTTTCGTAGTTTTTGTAAAACAACTACAATTGGCCCTGTGATTATGGCAACAAAAATTGGTACAATAAGAGCCACGATTTCCATAACGTATTACACCCAACGAGTCCCAACAGGTTCGGCATTAATACCCTTAGCGGCTGCATCCGCAACAATCTGCTGTTGCTTCTGACGAATAGTATCACCATGAAAGTTTTCCTTACCATGGGTAAAACCAATGTTAACCATTTTCAGATGACACTTAAAGCAAATAGAGCCCCGACGAGGGAGCATATCGCCAACAAATCTAGAATCACACTTTTCGCATACAAAAACAGTCATACACTATCTCAAAATCGTTACCTAGCGAGAATTAAACTGCCCAATATGAAACTTTTCTTTCTTTTCGGGCTGTATTTGTGTAGCAAACCACTCAATAGAGAACTTTGGGGGAGACAAGTCAGGCAAATACTCAGGAAGCCAAACATGCTTTAACATCTGATTAGCAATTGCCAAAGCCATAACACGGTCGTCGTGAGGCGAACCGTGCATCTTGCCATTCTCCTCACGAACAAACGTTCGGAGTTCTGCAATGGTTCGTTCATCAAACAACAATAAATCAGAATCACGCAACGCCTTAGAAAGCTCGTCAACAGCCAACGGCTTAGAGGCGGCTGTAGTACGCCACCCAAGCATTTCTGTAGCCTGAGGAGACCGCTGAGCAAGCCTACGCTGCCTGTAAATGTTCTTATACCCCGAGCGTTGCAAAGCCTTGAGGGTTGTTAAACCATGGTTGTTGCTTTCAACACCAATCAAAGCATTGTTATACCAATCACCTAAATCAAACAACACATCGGAACCAAATAGGTCCGGGTCAATATGTCCATGCCACACCGCAACAACCTGTTCGGTTGTGGCATCAATAACCTGGGCAACGCTATAGTCGCCATGCCCCAAGCCTTCAGCAACGTCAGCACCAATGCAGTAGACATGGTCCGGTTCGGGTTCCGCCCACACAGCAAGGGGACCACCATCGGTTCTGTATTCCCCATCGTACAGATGGCCACGCATCGGGTCAACAACCTCAATAGCTCTAAGGACGTCTAAGTCGAATACCGGACGACCTGAACGAATAAACGCCTCATCAGGGTCGCTGGGGTATTCCTGTGCTAACTGCCAATCAGGAAGCTGAGCCTTTTTAACCTCGTACCACGCATCGTCACGGTCGCCAGCAGACCAAGGAAAGAAAATACCCTTGAAGCTGTTAGTGCCGTTCTGTGACCCAACCCACAACCTGTGGAAAATGTTGCCCTCACCCTTGGCGGTACTAAGACAGACAATGCGACCACCAACGTCAGCAATTGGTTCGATAGAAGCCCACGCCTCCTCGCTGTTAGGCAAGAAAGCCATTTCGTCAATAAACACACGATACACCGACTCACCACGGGCAGGGTCATTGCCGCTAGGCAAAGACTCCAAAGCAGACTCGTTAGCAAACACCATTTTCAGCTGGTTGTCAGACACCAACCCAGGTCCACGCTGACGCATCCAATCAGGAAGCATCCTGTATCCGTATTTAGATTTCTGAAGTAACTTAGCCGCCTCACGTTCCGTTCGGCTAAGCATAACCTCAAAACGGTCAGGCCAAAAGAAAACCTCCCAAAAAGCAAACGCCGCAGCCAAAGTAGAAAAACCAATCTGACGTGCCTTGAGAACGATACTGTTACGGTTAGAAATCCACGCATATACAGTCTCGGCTTGGGCTTCACGCATCTCAAACAAGATACGCCCCCGTTCCGGGTGGCGAATAAACCAATAGTTAGAACAAAAATATTCAAACGCATCAGCCAAGTCAGACTCTGATGCATCATCAGGTCCACGACACAAACGCCATTCACGTTCGTGCAAAAGTTCATTTAATTCCAAAAGTCATCCTCATCAAATTTAGAAGAACGTTTAGGTGTCGCATCACAGAAAGGACAATCCTCCCAAGACTCAGGAAACTCTTCCCCGCACACCCGACATTCCTTCAGTTCCATTACACAGCCTTAAGAGACCGAGAATCTTTCTCACGAGCCGCAACAGCCGCAATCAACTCATCCAACTCCTTATCGGACAACTCAGCAGCCTTACGGTCATTCTTAACCTCAATCGTAGGCGGAGCCATACGATTCGTAGCCTGAAGATACAACTGAGCCGCCTTAGTGTCCCCGTCAATAGCCTTAGAGTACAACATGTCAAGAATCCCCTGGGTACGCTCAGGAGAGCCCTGGATGTCATCCACCCGTGACTGCCACTGCTCACGAAACGCAGGCTTCTTCTCCCACCGGCGCAACGTCTTCACGTCCACCTCAAGATGGCGGGCCATTGCCGCCTTAGTAGACGGCTGACGCTCCATAGGAGGCGTACAAAGCCATTCAAGATACTGTTGTTGAGGGGCCGTTAAAACCAATTCTTCTCTCATACTGTATAGGCGACTTTCGTCACCTGGACGCCGTAAACGGCTAGGTAAAGTGGGAATGATTCTCAGGTAACGTTTGGGGGGGACTATAGGGGGGGAAGCAAGAAAACCATCCCTGAACGGGGATGGTTCCCGTTTCACATACACATCGGGGCGAGCCATAAGCGCAGCCCCGTTTATGACAGGAGAACTAGAGCATGTACCCCGGTAAAGAGCAGGTTTCGCAAATACAGCCTTGGAGTGAGATACGGGTCACATGGAGGGATGCTTACGCACCCCACTCAGGCTGGCATGAAGTAGAAGAGTATGAAGCAGAGGATGCTGTGGCAGAGACGGTTGGTAAATACTGGCCGGGCTGTCACGAACATTATTTGACTACTGCCGGCACCGTGTTCCAGTTTGAGGGTGACACCCCGAAAACAGTTGGAGATATAAACCACATCCCATGGGGATGGATACTAAAAATAGAGGTTATCTAATGGCAGTTCAAAAACCAAGCAGAGACCCAAGACTCGCAAGAGCTGGGGTCAGCGGATACAACAAACCAAAGCGCACACCCAACCACCCGAAGAAATCCCACGTCGTAGTAGCCAAGCAAGGCGACCAAGTGAAAACAATTCGCTTCGGACAACAAGGAGTATCAGGCTCACCGAAAAAAGCCGGAGAGTCCGAATCCTATCGTAAACGCAGGGAATCCTTCAAAGCAAGACACGCCGGCAACATCAAAAAAGGCAAAATGTCAGCAGCATACTGGGCCGACAAAGTCAAGTGGTAACACCCCTATAGAAAACCGATAAAACCCTTGTGGTAAAAGAACATGGGACTCCTGCCAAAACAAGCGGCGGGGGTCCCATTCGTTTGTAAACCACCAGTCTAGCCAACCTATAAAACTAATCGCTCCGGCCACGGCTTAATAGAGTCCCTTATGGATGATGCCGGACGGGGGGCTGGTGTCCCCCCTCCACTTGTGTATGCGTGCGCCCACATGAATACACCAATACAGGCAAAGGGCTAATACCACACAACCCCGAACAAGGATATAGTGACAGGGACAGGCGCCCTGCCAGTGGTTCACACAATTCCGTGTGCGCCTCTATCCATTCTCGGAATCGTTTCCGAGTTTCACAGAAAGAAAATACAATGGCAAC